GTTACTTGGATTACAGGAAACTCAGATGGTGGCGTGGCTATTGGTGGTATTGAACAACGAGGTGCTACTGTTTCTGCAACATCAACTGCTGATGCTGGTTATATCACACTATTAGAAGTGCCTTATGCAGATTACAAAGCAATTAAGGCATCTGTTCATATTACAGATTCAACAAACAACGAAGTTCAAACTATGGATGTTATGGCGCATTATGACGGTTCAGCCGCTAACTATACTTCTTATGGTATTATCTTTGATGGTGCTGCCGCAATAGGTTCTATCGAAGCAGATTTAAACGGCTCTAATCTAAGACTTAGATTCAAGAATGAACAAGGGGGAACTGCGACTCTTGCCGGAAGCATACACGCAGTATTACACGCATGAGGTGATTAAGTATGGGTAGACAACCGTTTAGAAGAAGAAAATCAGATAACACCATAGATGATGGAACAGGTGGTGGCGGAAACACAACAGGTATGCCTCTTGTTGGCGACCAAACTAACAATTATACTCAATATTATCTTATGCACAATTTACATTCAAATACTAATCAAGGCATTAATGTTACGGCATCTAATAGTTGGTTTTACAATGGTTACACAATATTTTTCAAGTGGGTAGTACCAAAAACAGGCACTTTGGATGGCTTGTATGTTGGTATAAGTTCTGCTAATAGCAATACAAACTTAGCATTAAGAGCGGGTTTATATGATTTAGATTCTGATGCTGAAATTAATGAATTGCAATACTATGTAGATATTGATTTAAGTGGTGCTTCAAGTGCTACACTTTTGGGTTCAACTGCATGGAAAGACAAAGATGGTAATTCTATATCCGCACCGACTGTAACGAGGGGAGATGAATACTTTTGTGGTTGGGTTCAAACACAGGCTACACCTAATATCTTTGAACCCCAAATATGGAATCATACTTGTGATATTAACTTGATGAGCGGTACGGGCCAACTTTTTACATGGGGAAACCCAAGTCATATGTATCGTATGACTCATTCTTATTGGACTTACTCTTTACCTAAAACATTCAGCACTAGCGATGATACAAGTGCAGGTCAAGCGAACAGACTTTGGTTAGGCACAGGAATGACTACTATTAGCAAGAATCCAAACATAAGGGCTAAAATTACGGATTGATGAATATGTGGAAAACTACGGAAATAGATGAAGATGGAAATATATCAGAAGAAACAAGAAACTGTTCTTGGGAAGAAATTAGAAACCTGAGAGATGGCTTATTAGCGACTACTGATATGTATATGTGGCCTGATAGATTTGATTTATTAACAGAAACACAACAGAATGAATTACTTGCATATAGACAAGCCTTGCGCGATTTACCCGAAACAGGATATGATGTGGATGATGCAGAAACGGAAGGTGCAAACAATACATTACTTAATATGCCTACTCAGCCGGATTGGTTATGATAAAAATTATTAAACAAACTTGATGTGGAAGAAAATAGAAACGGTGATTGAATGGCTCTAGAATTAGATTATGAACATGATTTAGGATTTACAATGAATGGAATCTATGCTAAAATAGAAAGACTTTCTCTTGAAAATAAAAACAATGATGAAGACATTTCAGTTGATTATACTGTTAAGTTTTACAAAACCGAAACTGCAAGACAAGAAGGAGAACACCCTTTTGGTGGAAAATCTTTTACAATGCCTCTAAATGTTTCTAATGGTAAAACCCAATATAACTTAGTCAGACAATGTTACCTTCATCTTAAAGAACAAGAAGGTTTTACTAACTCAATTGATAGTTAGACTTTAGCCATTTGATAAAGAGCATAGCAACCTGCATATGTTCCCATAATAGCAACAAATCCTATTATAATATACACAGGTAAAAAGGACGAATCTATTTGGCCGTCTAAAACTTTTGAAATTGCGCTTACGTCAATCAATCTTCCCACCCCTCAAATATTGTGTCTAAGCATTTAATCATCATGTTACAGGTAGAGGTCGGTCGGGTCATATAATAGTGTAAAAAAAACACCTAGTTTATTATTGTTATTTTACTAAAAGTTATACTATAACGATTAGAAATATACATTGGTGGCGAAACCAAAAAAAAAGCGAAGTGGCCGAGCAAAATTAATTACTCGACCACAACGCTTTACATTCTCTACATTTCCATATGTAGAGTCTTTCGTCAGAACCGACAACCTTTCCTAAAATTCGTATAGGAATGGTCTGTTGATTACAAACTTTACATATTTCAGCGAGGCCCATTTCTATTTCCTGTTTGTTCTTCTACAATCAACTTTTCCATGTAGTCTTCAATTGTTCCATCACCGTATCGGGTTGAACCGAAAGCGGCGAAAAACAATAAAGAAATAATCAGGATAAAAATAAACCATCCAATCCATTCAAACGGCGACATTACCAATTTACCTCCAACTCTAGTTGTTCTTCATTCTGCATGGAAAAGCCTTTGATTAATTTATTTTGCCTTCCATGAGTCCATAAATCATACACTAATTGGCAATCTGATAAACAATATTCTGCAACTTTAGTGTATTCTCCTGCTTTCCAAACTAAGGGTGCTTCTTCACTAGTCATTAGTTTATCAGAACCTAGTGTATGTTGAACCAAGTTAGATAAAGAATATCTTTCACCGAATTCTTTAGTTAAGTAATGGCTCGTATCAATGTATGATTTATTATCAAGATACTTGCCTATACAATAAATATCTAACGCATTTTTCAATACAGGTAAATCAAACGCTACAATATTGTGTCCCAATAGTTTACCACCTTTTTCAAAGTGGTCATCTAAATCAAACTTTAGTTCTGAAATAGGTTTTACTGTAACATTACTTTTTGATATTGAATCATCTACTTGCTTATCTATGTAAATAGTTCCTTTGTCTCCATCCCATGTACAGACAGTAGATACAAGAAACATATGGGTATTACCCCAACCGCCTATTTCATGGGCGTAGTTTTTTGTTTCTAAGTCTATGGCTAGAACATCAGACATTTTTTCACCTAACCAAACGTAGCAATACCTAACATGGCTAACAATATAGTAACGGGTAGAATGATTGTAAGTTGAATTATTCCTTTCAACAAATCAATAATCATCACTCATCACCATCTGCTGCGCCCCAAAGTTTAGCAATTTTACTTTGTTCTGCTTTCTTTGGGTCAGGAACATCTTTGTAGGTAGTTTTTCTTAACCATGCTACTAAATGTTCTCCGCCACCAACGGTAATCATTCCAACTAAACCCCATCCGTCTTTGCCGTATGTGTTTAGTGATTCATTAATCACCTTTGGGCCATCACTTGTTTTGTACACCACGTAATCGTGTTCATATGTTTCCTTCATTTTTATCACTTCTTCCTCAAATATGTTTTTCTTCCGATTTTCTTTTCATCGAATGTGTTTTCTAAAATATCATTATACCAACGATAAATTGTTGCTTGTCCCTTCTTTGTCTTCTTTCTAACTGCTTCCATGAGAACTGTTTTATTTACCCACTCATCATTTGCGCTTAGAGAATCATAAACTTCTATGAATGAATTTATTTCTTTCTTGTCTGCTAAAGACTGTGCCTTCACCTTCAAGGCCGTATCTAGCCACGACACAAGCGATTTATAGCATTGCCGTATCATAGAAGAAGCCTGTCTAACGTGTCTTTCTGTAACAATAAAACGTTTAGATGTATCTGTAATACTAGGTGCTTCTGCTATACAACATAATACAGATAGTCTAACCATCATTGCGTTCATTCTAGTAATGAAGTTACCCGCTATCTCAAAAACTTCGGTTCTACTATCAGATACGAAGTTTCTCATTTTGTAAGATTCGTTTAGTAAGGCATCGTTAAACGCTGAACCAAATCTAATTGTTTCTAATGCGTTTTCTCCATTTGCAACAAAGTGTTCATGTAGAGTATCATAAATAATTAAGAAATTACTTGCAAAGTTATTGATAGGCATATTTCTTTCTTTGATTGTTCCAACTTCTAACAGAATTGCTTCTCTTAATTCATCCTGAACTTCTTGTGGTATTTCTGCAATGTAGATTAAACAACGTTGCATTACTCCCTTTTCTGCAATAATATTAGTAAGTTGTTTTGGTATGTATGTTGTACCAAACAAAGAACGTCTACAAAGACATTCCAATATTTCACCATCTTTCAACCGCTTACTTATTTTCCAATTTTCACCATGTAAAGAATTCATAAATGTATTCATATACATGATAACATTCTCTTTGTGTTGAGATTGCTTGAATACACCTGAGTATTCAAACTCATCATATGCTGCTAAACCATCTCCTTCTAATGCTCCTTTGATTGGAACGAGAACTCTTTCTCTAGATGTTCTACCGTCTTCATCTTCAACCATTACATCTTCTTCTTTGAATGAACCAATTAACGCTGCATCGGTTGTATCTTTAACATCAAAGATATCAAATTCAGTTCCATGCTTTTCATTTATCATCTTAAATGAAAGATTTGCTACAGGGCCAAAGAAATCATACAATGTTGTTTTTCCTGTTCCTGATGTTTGCATCCATAAGAATTGGATTCTAGTATCATCTATTCTTCTACCACTAGGAATAGCAACCATATCTTTACATAATTGCCCTAGTAATACGAAAAAGGATATTGTTGCAGGAACTTCATTATATTTTGAAACATCAGTTGCACTCTTTACATATCTTTCAACTACTTTAGGTAGTGAATTTTTATTCACGATGTTTGTTTCTGTTTGTTCTGATAATCCTTCATAATACAGTCTTTCTAATTCATCTTCAATTTCTATACTCATTATTATACCTCAATTTTTTCTTCTGAATTTAAAACCTCAATTAATCTTGAGGCTAAAGTTTTTCCAAATCCTTTGATTTCACTAATTTCATCTACGGTTGCTTCACCTATTTCCATTAGAGAACCAAATTTTTTGATTAGGGATTTTGCTTTCTTTTCGCTAATTCCCTTGATTCCCATAAGCACATCTATTCGTAAATCGTCTGTGCTTATCTTTTTCTTAATCATACGTGGAACATATACGTTTCTATCAATAGGCTGCATCTTTGCTACAACTGCAATCATTCTTGCTGCGGTTTTCGCATCATTAACCCATAAAATAGAAGCGTCTAGGTCTAGAATTATTCTACCTATTGCTCCATCAAATTTACGTTTTAACATAGTCCATTGGGTTTTAATCGGCCCACCAAACTTAGCGTGTTCTTTGTAACGATTGAAAGCATCAGAAAAAGTACCATAAAGAATCACAACATTATTTTGAAATTCTCTATCCATATTATCTAATTGATTCCATAATCGCTTATTCATTATTGATTGAAGAAAATCAAAAGTAGATTTTGCTTCAAAACAAACATCGTTGAAAATATAGTCTCCAACTTCTAACCATTGTTTTTCATGTTGAATGTTTAAGGAATTACATTCTTCAATAACAAAATCTGTTAATTCTGAATGTTCTCTACTATCTATTACTAGTTTCATTCCCTACACCCGTTACAACAACCAAGTGATATATTCCACTTGTATTGTTTTGAATTACAAGTATTACATCTCACATAAAGTGGTTCACTCATTCAACATACCTCCAACATTTACCTACACAGTACCCGTTTGGTATTAAAACCCCTTTACAACTAGGAGCATTATAACCCTTGAAAACAATACCTTCAACATATCGTTGTGTTGTAGATTTGTCCCAATCTAACCAAACATCTTCTTTAGAGGAAATAAGTTCCAACTCATTCATAATAATCTCAACAATTTCTCGATTCTTTTCATTCGATAATTCTCTTTCACCTAAACTTAACAAATCTCTAAACCATTGTATGAGATATACTCTAGCATAGTGGCTAGGATTTTCAACATATATTGCATGATTTAGGCATGGTATCAAAGGTAATCTACCAACAGATTCAGGTATATCAATTTCAATCTCAGAAATTTCAATAGGGACTACTTTAGGCCATTGAACTAATTTAGTTCCAATGGTGGTTTTTTCCACAACTCTTGAAGATTTTGCTAGATTTAGAATATGTTCTAAAGGTTGTTTTAAATCTTCTAATTCAAGTGGAATACAGAAGTATGGTTTTCCATTTTCATCTGAACTACTCAAGTTTATCGAATTAGGAATCCTACGTAGTCTATTAGTCTGAATACCTGTCCTATCCAATGTATCAAAGTGAGAAAACGTTTCGGTATAATACTGCTGAATGCTTCTGATATCATTGGCTATCTCCCCATACACAAACAGATGAAATCCTTTCCCACTAAAATACATTTTAAACATTACATCGTCTTTACGTAAAAAGTCTACAACGTCTTTCAAATCTTGGTACGCCAACTCTAATGGTTCATTGTGTGCATCAAAATCTAAAAACGCTCTATCCAAAATAACGGTTTTGTCGTTTTTTGAATTATCGAAGTATTCAGCAAAATCATAAACAGTCGTATAACAATTCATAATTCCGTTGTAAAGATTAATCCATTCTATGAACTCATTCTTCGACTTCACTATCTTCCTTTTCATTTGGGGGGCTTTCCGTATATGGCTCCCCGCCCAAACTTCTCTCGGCATTTTCATTTTTATTCACCTCATTAAATTGCACTTTTGCAGTTGCTAATTCTTGTTTTACTATTTCTGCTATTCTAACTTTCAATTGTTCCATTACCGTAGTCATGTATAATTGACCAAAAGGAACTCTAGTTTCAGAAAATACTTGTGTATTCCAAATCATTTCTATCTTTTCAGTAGTTGGCATTTTGTTGTATATTGTATCGGCTAAAGAATTGATTGTATCATTTACATTTGCTAATTCAGTAAAAGACCAAACCTTTTGATTAAGTTCTTGTTTGACTAATTTATCTATCATTTCTTTTTCCTCCTTTTCTTATAATCTTCTTTTGCCTTACGGTAATCTTTCCATTTCATATCCAACTCTCCGCATCAGCCGCTTCACAAATACCAAAGAAACTACAATTTGCACAAGTTTTGTAAAAATACTTAGTTTCAAATTGTTCATTTTCATATGCGTGTAGCAGTTTAGCAATTCCTTTCATTACAGAATTGATACTACTTTTCTTTGCGTCTTCAACATATATATGATTAGAATCAGGATAATACCAACCCCAATGAGAAATAGGTATTTCAGGGTCAAGACCCATTTCTACTAATTTTTCATCAGGTGTATTCTCAAACAATATTTTGTAAAAGGCCATTTCCTTTCTCATCATTGTCTTTTTCCAATCTTTCCATGCTCCGGTCTTAAGTTCAAGAGGGACATAAATATCGCCATCTTTGAACATTCTATCAATAATACCTTGTAGATGAACCTTGTAATCCCTAGTTAAAGGATAATCAGGGTGTGTATCTGCTGCAATAGTTATTTCTGCGTCTAATAAAATCTCATTGATTACAGGTAAGAAGTCTTCTAATGTTCCTTCTTCCTTAGCCTCTTGAAATCTATTCGCTTCAAAGATAGACATAGTTTGATACATATCTGTATAATCATCAATAGGATAAAGGCTCAAACAATAATCAACTAATTCACTATGAGAAAGATTCTCCGCTTTCTTAATATCAAAAGTATTGAAGAAATCTTCTCTAGCATTGTGTATTACTGTTCCTTTATACATTGCTTCTGATGTATCAATAGGCATTTTCAATATGTATTGAAATTCGTATCTTTTAGGACACCATTGATATGAACCAAAAGAAGACTTTGATATCTTCAATATAGGTTCTTTTTCGTCATCGTATTTTTCAGGCAACCATTGGTATGTATATTCTCTCCATTCATTTTCTAATTCCATTATTATCATATCCATTTTTCTAAATTTTCTAAAGTACATTCTTTGCATAACTGATGGTGAATACCCTCAATTAATAATGTGGAATTTATTTTTGATTTCTTTCCACACAAAGAACATACCCTTCTACTCACTCATCCACCTCTTTTTTAGAGCAAAGCCGACAAAAGTTTTCCCCTACAACTCTAGGATGAGAGATTGGGTTACTACAATCCCTCAAAACCACTCCATCAGACTCCTTTGGTTTTGGTCGTGTTTTATTTGTGATATCTTCCACCCCATTGCTCTAAAAATTGGTTCTGCTTTTTTCACAACAGATTCCGCATAGTGTTCCCAATCAGGAGTATAGTTTTTCATCTCATCAACGGTTAAACCGGAGACGTAAGATGGGAAAACCATTACCTGTTTAGTAGGGTGAAGATACTGTGTTATTTTTGTATTTTGCGTATTATTACTCACTCTCATAAACAAATATGAGTCGGAAATATCTAAGTCATCAACATATTTACGATACAGAACTCCTTCTATTCCTTCTCTAACTGATGCTCTTTTACCTTCTAAAGTTCGTAAATCCATAGTGCTACAACAAGGTTGCTTCATTAAATTAAAGGTAGTTGAAATAGAAGAACAAGTTTTACATTTAACTGAAAACCTTTCAGGTTTGTATCTGGTTCTTTTTAGAACATCTTCAATATCAATTTGACCATGTTTGACTGAGTTGTATTTATCTCTAAGATAATCTACGATTTCTTCTTCTGATTTATTCTCAGCCCACATTGTTAGTGTTTTGATTTGAACTTCTTTGGCAAGATTAGTTTCTGAGATTCTTTTTGCGGTAAAGCCCGTCATAACGAATTCATCTTCATCAAGATATTCTCCATCTTTCCATGTAATCAAACCTGCATTTCTATTCTTTGTTGTTCCTACTCCTAAAGTTTTGAAGTATTTCTCAAACTCAAGAGTTACAGGGTGTTCTTCTAAACCTAAGATATTAGGGAAAATCTTTCTAACTTCTTTGTTAAGATGTTCAACTGTTTCTTTGGCTTTTTCAATAGAATCAATTTCAACATAGATAGAATCTGTATGACCATATACTACTTTCATTCTAATTCCCTCACTATAAACGCCGCTTCTCTAATTGCTTCTCTAGCACTAGCAGTTATACTAGCGGCTAAATCTACATCAGCCCAACCAAATCCCTGATATGCAATGATACCGTAGAATGAAGCCATTAATCTTTTAACGGCTAATTGGTTATTGTTCCACTTATTGTATTCAGATTTATCAGAAGCATTCTTCATGTTTCTTTTGTATTCATTACGAAGTTCCTTTAATTCTAAAACTGCTCTAGGAAGTAATCCTAATTCATCTGTTTTGTAATATAACATATGGGTTTTAGATACTTCTGAGAAATCTTTTGGTGTTAGAATATTAACTGCAAATTCAGTTGGTTCAGCAGATTTAGTTTCCCAAGAAATATTGCGAGCAATCATCATTGAAGGATATAGACCCGCAAAATCAAATGCAGCAACCCCAAGATGAAGACCATTTGTGTTTTCACTTAATGGGTCATATACCATTGCACCTTCATAATCTACTCTTTCTTCTTTAGAACCTGTTGGTGCTTTCCATGAAGCATTACGCATAAAGTAAATACTAGCCATATTACTCGCATAGAAGCAAGCATCAAAAGGTGCTTTTAGAAGCCGTTGTAGAGACAATACTGCATCGGTAGTGAAGTTTTCCTCATCTATCTTTACAAGCAGTTCTACGTCCTTCTGAGCATACTCTAGGTATCTTACTGTATCTTCTAACCAACCCTTAGCAAAGAATTCATTCTTATCAGGGAATTTTTCGCTCACTAGTTTCTTTTGCCCTAGTAAAGTTTCAGCAACATAGTCTAAAGCCAATGAAGGTAATGTTCCTCTTTGAGCATCATTCCATTGTCTTTCAAAAACGTGTTCTAAGGCTAAACATATTCTACCTTTTATCGGTTGATAGATGGGTGAATAATTTTGTACCTTCTTACTCATTTTTGGTTTGTTTTTCCAATATACTCCTGATACTTCATTGAAAGGTGATAGCCTTCTAGCGTCAATACCATTGAATACCATTCGTTCAATTAACTTAGGTAAATCGAACTTCCATCCAAACCACGAAATTAGCATATCAGGATTCATTTCTTCTACCTTTTCTAGAAAGGCACTAAGCATTTCTTTTTCACTACCAAAGATACGCATACCCTCATTAGAATAACTCATTACAGGTTGAGAATCAGGAAACCAAACATAAGTTGTATATTTTCCAATCTCTTCTGTTTCATAATCAGGGTTAAACATATCCATTGGGTCTTCGGGATTTAATTTTATTCCAAAATTATCATACACAACAATACAAGTAATTGCTCCTTCATAGTCATGGTCATCAGATACCCATTCCATATCCCAAAACCATTTACGCATTTCATATTCAGGCATTTCTTTGATTTCATCAACTGCGTATCTGTAATGATACCTTACATCTGCTTCATATGTTTCACCAAAAGTTGCTTGTAATTTTCTAGCATACTTAGGATTATTCGGTCGCCACATTACTTTGACTAATTCTTGACCTTGAAGATTATGATAATCTCCTTCTTCGTATGTAAGATTGACTTGCAACTTTCCTAAATTATCCTTAATGTGAGCAGTAAGCGGTAAGTTGTTTTTCTTCTTTACAAAGAAGTAAGGCCGAAATTCATTATGACTTATTTCGTTATAAATCACATTATTATTTTCACGCCAACTTAATCCTATACCATTTTCTGTTTCACAGATTATCATTTCAATTCACCGAAATATGTGGGGCTTTCAAAATAAACCTATCATTCTGAACAAAGAATAAAGGAAATTCATCTTTCAATTGTATGAATACTGCATCATCTGTTCTAGAAAAGAACTTATTCACTTGACCTGTAAACGATACAGTAGCAGGTTCTCCCTTAACTTGAACATCAGATGTTAAATTAACTGAACAAAATTCTGTAGCATTATTATGAATACTACTAGAAAGAATTATTTCACCATCAGGATGAATATCAATTTTGTAAAGAGAACTTCCGATTGCATCACATGATTTGATAGCACTATCTAAGGTATCAGGACTAATATGAATCATTGCTTCTAATGTAGTATTACTAAATTCAATAAATTCTGCGTCATTAACATCAACAGTTGAATCAAGATTAATATTCATTAAATATTCATTAAATGAAATTAGTCTTGCAATCATGGCTTCTGTAGGGTGATTCAAAGTTTTACCATATTTGAAGGTAGATTTACCATCAGATAAAGTAATGAAATCATCAACCGTAATTGTAATATCTTCTTCCATATTTTTGATGTAGTTCAACATCTTACTAATGGAAGATACAAACATAACATCATTTGTTGATTGACCTGCAATAGAAATACAACAACCTGTTGCAGCATCGGCATTGTAGATATCTACAACACCGTTGCCACAAACAAAGGTTGCGTAATCACTAATTTCATATTTTTTGCTAGTTGAACTAACAAAGTATTTTCCTGAAAGTTTGATGTCTGTTAATGCTTCTGATAAAATCTTTTTAGATATTCTAATCATATATTTCCTTCCCTTAATTCAGGGATTCCATACCAAGCATTCTTTCCATTTGTTGAAAAGATAACCCATTCTCTACCTACTAGGTCAGAATTGGTTTTACTCGCTTGTAACTCAGCAATATACTTAGTGTCTTTACCCTGTTTTATTTTATTAATATGTATCATTTGTATGAATTTAGCGGGTGTTGATTTGTGCCAATCAGGAACTTCTCCGATTGGAACAGGATTAACAATATCACCATAAACAGATTTCATATGTGTTATCAAAAATCTATCTGCTTTCAATGCACAAAAAGTATCTAGTAGTCTGTTGTAGATATTGTTTCTAATCTTCCAATCAAGAGGTTTAACCATAATAGAATCTGTATCTAGAACGATACTACCATCTCTCTTGCTGCTCTTTACAAGGTGTTCTCTAAGAACATCTCCTGAGCCTTCATAGACCTTATCTACACCATCGAGAACAACTGCCTTAACATTGCCATTCTCAATATCTTCTTTTACTAAATCACAAAATGCGTGTGCGGATTCAAAGGTTTCTTGCCAATTGGTAGTTCCATCAGAATTCATTTCTACAGGATTGAAAATAATAATATTTTCATCTCTATCATGTGCTGAATCCCATGTAGGTTCTGCCCCATTGTCGAAATCGAGAACATAAATTTTCATTCCCTTTTCTTTTTCTTCGTCAGTTCTACAGTCTAATGCTAGACCTGTTTTACCTACCTTCGGATTTCCGGTAATAGAACAAAGTAAAAATGCTCTATCACGCTTTTGCCTTTCACTAATTTGAGAAAGAATTTTCTTCTTCATCAAATCATATTTGTTTTCGGTTATTTCTTTTTCACTTACTGCTTCATTGTTTTGTTTTTCTTTCATTTCTTTCCAAGACATATTTATCACCATTTTCATTTTCTATAATTTCAAAATGTTCCATCTCATATGTTGAGTTTAGTATTTCTTCAAGTCCAAGTTCCGATACAATTAATCTAATTTCTTTAGAATTCTTGAAATGGAACTTTAGCCAATATTCTCCGGTTTCAATGTTTTTTCTCCAAGTTAGAAAACTAGGTTCTTTTAACTTGAAGGCAAAACTTGAACCCCAAATAATACCATTTGAAATCAAGTAACTACTGAGAGTTCCGTTTGGGTTTGTCTGATAACTCATTCAAATTCCTCAGTCAAAGAACCAATCAGAAGTTTCTTCTTCTACAAAGTCAATCTTTTCAGGACTTCCACCTCTAGCATCTAGAACGAAAATACCATTCACGTTAATTGTAGGAGATTGTAGATTACCCATATCATCAGTTGATTGTGATGTTCTACCGACTATGATTACATTAGAACCGATACCAAAATCAATATCTACGTGTTCAGGAATCCAACAAGTAGTTCCACTCCAACCATCACTCTCAAAGTCGAAATCAGTATTCAAATCATCTAGTGTTAGAATACGGTTGCCGTTCTTTGTAGGAGTCATGTTGATTGCGGTAACATTACCATCTGTGAAGACGAATCTATCAGGGTAAATCTTACTAGATACTTGACTATGATATCTATCTAAATCAACTAACGGAGAGTAATTATCTACAGACAATTCCATTATTTCATCTTGAATAACATATGATGAAGTATCAACGTATTCTTCATCTTCGGTATTCAAGTCTGCATTATACACTAGAGATTCTAAAGTTGTGTTAGTTCCACCGTGAATCTTTGTATCATCGTTTGAATTTACAATACATAAGAAGTGTACGAATTGGAAAGTCTTTGGTGCAAAGTATTTACTTGAAATACCCTTGTAGTTAAAGAAATACTTACCCTTCTTTCCATCTACTTCACCAATGAAAACTCCACCACGCCTGTATTCTTCTTTAGGTAGTGGCTTACCGAAGTTAGCATTAGGATTAGTACCATACATTCTAACTGAATCTAGAGGAACAATGTAATGTCCTGAATCAATTTCAACATGATTGTTTGGTAGTTCTTTCATTATCTTGTTAGATTCTACACTATCTTTCATCATTCTACCTTCAAATGTCCCATCAGGTAGACTTCTGAATATTGCAACTTTTCCTAGAGTGAAAGTCATATCTGCATCTCTACGATATTCGTTTACTATTCTATCTCGTTGCATAGCCATCATGTCTCTAGCATCTTCTAGAGAGATAAAGTAACCAACGGCTTTCTTGAATAAGCCACTACTACTTTCTCTTACTGTTCCATTCTTCTGTGCGTTTCTTACGCTGCTGAAATATTGTCTCCAAAGACCTCTCGCTAAAAGAGCGTCTTGCTCAGGGTTTACGTTATTCTGAGAACAAATCTCATCAAACTTAGCCTGAGCATCTTCAAGGCTCATTTCTAATATTTCCGCCGCTTTCTTTATTTCTTCTGTTATTTCATTTTGCATTTTATCGCTTCCATTTTTTTCTTTGGTTTCCTTTAAGCCATTTGCCCTATCATCCAAGAAGCCAAAACCTTTGGAGTCATGTTCCCACTTCTCCATTCTGCTTCTCCAATAATTCTCAAAAACTTAAATTTTTGAGTATGGGAAATATCTGTTTTACTAACTGTGTCGTGTAATCCAACACAAATAGTTTTCATATCGTATGAATCGTAAATCAAATTATGCACCTTCTCTAAAGCATTGTGATGTTTATTTTCTATTAGTAATTCTATTATTTCAGTAAAGGGTTTCAAATTCTTGTTGATTTGATTTTCAAGTGAGGACTTACTAAAACACGCAGCCTGTAGTTCAGTAAGCCCTCGTCTCATGTCTCCATGTAATGACTCTATGAACATTTCCAATTCTTCATCGGAATACTTATTCATTTGTTCTGAAATGAGAACATTACGCATCACTTCAAGCATAGCATCTGCATCTAATCTTTTGAATTGATAGTTAGCACATCTCGATTGAAGTGGATGAATGATTCTGAATCTTTCATTACAGGTAATGATGAATCTACAGTTTGACGAATAACGCTCCATGATTCTCTTTAGAGCATTCTGAGCATCCTTAGTCATACCATCCATCTCATCAAGTAAGATAATCTTGAAAGGAACATCACCTACTTTCGATGTAGAGGCAATGTCCTTTATTTGGTTTCTAACTGTTTCCAACTTTCTATCATCAGACGCATTGATTTCTGTAAAATTCATTCTGAAATCTTCACCTAACATTTCTTTTGCTAAAGCAGTAGCAGCAGCAGTTTTTCCTACTCCTGCTATTCCGAATAACAAAACATTAGGCATATCTTTTTGGATAATCCAAGATTGTGCATCTAATGTAAAACTAGGTTGTCCTATTATGTCGTTTACTTTTTGTGGTCTATATTTTTCAGTCCATAGCATTTTAATTCATCCATTTTTCTAAAGTTTGTATTGGTATTATTGGGTCTGTTTTCCTTTTCCGCTTTTTCTCTCCCAATTTTAGAAGGCGGTTTTCTGTGTTATCAACTCTCGATTGAACATATTTTCTAAATTGTTCATCTTGAATTAAGTCATCAAAGAGATGTGGTGGAAAACCAATTCTCTTTGCTATCTTTGGTTTGATAGAATATGATTTTCTAGTAGGCATTTGCATTTTTCTATGTAATCTACCTTCGTGTGCGTAGGCTAACAATTCGTAAAAGTACGTAGCATTCCACCTACGCTTTACAGAATAATCTACGAATGCTAATTTGTTGGGGTGTAGATTAGGTACTAACCAACTCAATATCTGAACATCGGGTGGTTTAGTTAGTAGAAGCATTTGAGATACGTCTTCTCTATCAGCATTCTTTAGATATTCACGCACCATTGAAAAGGTATCAATATCATAGTTTCTAGGCTCTTGAGAACGTGGGGCTATAGATTGTATATCTTCGGCCATTGTTCGCTTTGTGCAGCGTTTTAGAGTGCATAAAGACATGATAGATTTAGGCACGTCCTTTTGATTATCAGAAAGGAGAACCGTTTGACCTCTATATTCAAGCATGGCCCTTCTAATAATATCAGTTTTAGGTTTGTAATTGACTTCATCAATCACTAATCCCAAAGTATCATCGAGACTAAAATTATCTAATTCTTCTATTTCATTAGCATAAAAGAATATATGATTTTCAGAAACAAATTCTAGTGCCTTTGTTTTCTTTTCTGTGTCTGTTTTTCCTACTATTATTATTGGTTTATTTTGTATGTGTTTTTTTGTTGTTTTTATTAGGCTCATTTTCGACCCTCACTTCTAATATATCATCGTATTTTGCTCCACAACTACAACTAATTTTCATTATGAACCATTTCAAATTGTTTTCATTATATGTTCCTGCTTCGTAGCCAAATGTTGCACCACCACATTCTCTACAACCTAAAAATAATCTATTGACTGTATAATGTTCTATGATTTCATCATCTGTGGCTTCTTCTTTTGGCTCGCCCATCATTACAGATAATTTACAAATGTTGCATAGTCCTTTTTCAACTTCATTTAGATTACATCTAGAACAAAGCATCAGACCAACTCTTTGATTCTTAGAATATCTTCAAACCCTTCAAGAGATAGATGTTTTCCATTATACACAATAGAAAATATTCTCATAAAATCATCCCATTCTACATTTGAATTATCTAACTTAGGTGGTAAAATATCTAAGACCTTTCCAATTTCTGAGTTTTTTGTTATTTTCAGTATTGGTTTAGGGCGTGTTTTACTTTCACGTTCTTTCAACGTAGATGTTATTCCGTGTTGCAAAAGTGTTCTTTGTAATGAAAGTAAAAAGTTCTCATTACCTCTAAATGAAATCTTTAGCCTAACCCTATAACCGATACTACTAGCATCGTTCTTAGTGATATTACACTCAGGTTTAGGACATGAGATTAGTATTCCTTGAAGCATCTCCTTGCTGAACATTGTAACGACTGAACAATTTTTGGCTTAAAATATTACTCTACATCACCTGTGTATTCGGGGTGATTCTTAGGTAAATATTTTCTACGGCTTTCCATTTTGTTTTTGAAAGTATCACCGATATTCAACGCTGCTTTATGGAAGCGTTTCTCGGCTACTTTATCTCCTTCGGGAACTCCCTTCTCTTTGATTTCTCTTAGAGTTACAGAAAACTGCCTATCAGGATTATAACCACATTCGGAGATTGCTTTTATGATTTCAAATTCTGCGTGTTTTACGCTACCAAATCTCATTTCTTATTCACCCTTTTCTTTGCAATTTTACGCGTTGTTCTTACCTTTGTTAAGTATATCATTTCACTAATAATACCGGAAACACAAAGGAATATAAAAAACGCAGATATTATTTGACCGTTTTGAAATAAAAGTTCTAAATTAGAATCTGTAGTTTGTCTGAGTTCTAATTTAGTTGCATTGAATAATGCTAATCCCGAAATAAAAAGACCTATTCCATAGATAAAGGTTCTAGTAAATATATTAAATTTGAATTTATTACTCATCTCATCACTACCCATTTACAACAAGTATCTGCGTTAGGTGTTCTGACTCTAAGGTTTAGAGATTTACCACAAACTTCACAATTCATCTAGCCATCTCCTTTTTTAGTCTTAAACATCTAGCACAAGTTGTAGTCCTTTCTGACCTAACGTGATTAACTAATTTTTTACAAGTATTACATTTGTATTTTCTCATTATATCATTTCCTTTACATCTTCTAATGTGTTACAATCTGTCGGGTATTTATCATCTCTAATTCTGATAAATCTTGGAAATCTTAACCCGTATGTTCCATCTTTATTTTGTGTTACTAAATCTGCCTCAACTTCTACTACTATTCTAGGAAGAACATAAAAGACCTCTTTAGCATATTTATCCACAATTTTTCTCAATTCATTTGTTAAAAAGAATAATTGCATTTCAGTAAAGCCTAATCCGACTTTACCTATTTCCGTATATCCATTATCACTTACAACTGAAATACCAAAACTACTCATCACTTGAGAGTTTTTACCTGTACCATATTCAGCAGAAGTGATTACTACATCTAGATTAATTCTAGTTGGTTTGTGTTTTAGAATAGAATTTGTCCTGCCTGATTTATACTCGCTATCTAAATCCTTAATCATAATACCTTCATAACCACCTGATATTGCGTAATTATACGCAGTATCAATATCATTACTCAAAAACTCAGTAATATATTCCTCATCAAAGTTATCTTTGAGAATGTTTATTCTTTCACGGTATGATTTTTCAAGACACGATTCCCCATTGAAAGATATTACATCGAATATAATTAATTTAACAGGACAATCTCTAATCGCCTTTTCCTTATCCTTTGAATGAACTCTTGTTCCTAACTTAGAATGAGGGGCAGGATTTCCTTGAATATCTACAGGATAGATTTCAGTATCAATAATAAAACTACCATTCCAATCAACTTCCTCGACAATATCAGTAAATTGTTCTGTAACAATCTTACCTTTACGGTTGAAAACAGTCATATCTCCGTTATCATTTCTATGTAATTGATACCTATTTCCATCATACTTGATATCAACTGTATAGTTTTCGGGAAGATTATTGTTCAATTTCTTAGCCAAAGACGGCTTAATGAATGTGCAATAATCTAATTTCATTGGTGGGATTTTACCTGATTCCAAATAAGTAACAATACTTTTCAACGAATTGTATCTTGAAAACTTTACAATATCATGTTGAGGATAGTACAAATTCAACGCCTTGATTAATGTTGATTCGAGTATTCCGTTATTGGGTGTTCTAGTCCAATAACGAATAAACCATTTCATTTCTAATCCTGAAAGTTCACTAAAAAACGAATCAAACTTATCAAATGATGATGAGTCTAACTTTGAACAAACCACATTCAACATTTGATAAAATTGTTTTATCGTATAATTAGAATAGTCTGAACCATCACCTACAAATTTCCATACGCCTTGTCCTAAATCTCCATCCCATATTTCCTGACTAGTAATTATTTCATCATCAAATACGTTGAGAGATTTAGCAATCCATTCTACTGCTCTTTTAGAACCAATATTGTTTGGTGGATAGTCTAGACTGAGAATAGAAATCAAACTAGCCTTATCTTCTGTGCTAGTTAATAGAGAACCTAATCTCTTTATTTTCTCAGTTGGTGTTCGGTATTCTATTGATTCACAAAACCTAACAAAACTACTCAAATTCATGGTTTCCACCAAAGATAGTATCTAGAGAATCATAGAGAATCTTTGCTTCTTCCATGTTTACTCTAACTCCTTTCTTAGTTGGATTTCCGTTTGAGTTCCAACGGATATCTACAACATCTATTTTCCAATAGTTTCCTATTTTTACTATTAATTCTTCATTTGCGTTTCTTGGTATTCTTACTAATATTCTTTCATTCTCCATGCCAACCATTCCTAAAACTCTTGTAGTCTTTTAGTGATTTAAAGTATCTAGGCGATTCCCATTTGTCTACTCTATTTGCTACCCAAATAACTCCACCTAAACTACTAATTTTTACAATTTCATATTCTTTTTCATCAACCTGAATCATGTCTTCTGTTTGAACATCGGGTACTAAACCATAGTGCCTTGATAATTCACTTGCAACAGAAGGCATATTTTCTGCAACATATTTGATAATCAACCCTCTTTGAATTGGTATCTTTGCGTCTACTGTGATTTTTATGTTGCCTGTAAAATCACAACCCTTACAACCATTACTATTCTTTTTCTCATCTGTACAAATGGGACAAGGTACTTCTGCGGGTAATGGTGCAGGAAAATTAATCGTTACCGCTTGTTTCATTCTAAACACTCTTGGCCTGTTAGTAATCTATACTCGACAGTATATTCAATAGTAATATCAAAATCAAAATCGGGTATATCTAACATGACTAAGCCCATAGATGGTGCATGGCCTGAATCAAACCTATGAAAATCAGAATCGGTAAAAGTTAAACTAACATTGTGTGGTGTGGAAACTAATGAATACGAACCACTTTCAATTGTAATGTTTGTGTCTAAAACAATATCATCTGAAAGATGAATCTCTCTAGTCATTAACGCTGATGTATCAACACTAGTATCATTGTTGTATGTATGTACATGAGAAGTCCAACTAGTAGATAGTTCTAGTGCGTATTCTGCTGAGATATCATACGTTTCGTTTGATGATGTATTCAACAGTTCATAGGTATAGACCGTAAAGTTTTCAGTTTTTGAAGTGGAATCATCCACGTATAGATATCCACCCACACTATCAAAGGTAAGATTGTTGAAAATAACACTATTATTTATCACTTCAAAACTCAAATGTGTGGCCGTATATGTAAAAGAACGTAGTTCCAACCATTTTGTTTCATTTCCTATACTAATAGGAGAATATGTGTCGTTCTCTAATAAAACAATAGTTCCTGATTCGGTTTCCCAATCAGGGTCGGTACAATCGTCAAAGAAATCTACAGGGTCAGGAATTGAATCTGTGCATCCTGCTAACATAGTTGTTACTAATAATAATGCTATCATTTTTTTCATTAAATCACCTTTTATTAAATTGGAAATCTGCAATGTCTCCTAGTGCTAGTTGTTCTCTATCTGCAATGAATTGTGCAGTATCAACAATCATTTTGTGCAACCTAAGCACATCACCTGTTATTCTTAAACTTTGGTCTAAATCATTTCTAATGTATTCTAGTTCTGTTTTCAGGGAAGCATTCTCACTAATTAATTCCGAAACTGATTCGGTAAGAGATTCTAATTCTTCTTTCATTTTTTTAATTTCATCAAAGTGCATTATTAATCACCACTTACTTCCAACATTTTTCTTTTCAGCGTATGCTAACTTCCTTCTTTCGGCTTTACGCTCAGTCTTTCCTTTTCTTCTTGAGATTCTTGCTGCTTTGCTTTTACTAATCATTCTTCTTCACCATCCAAAATATCTTCTGCTACATTTACCCATTCAGGCTTTGCAGGTTGTTCATAGAATCCCAAATAACACTTCTTTGAAAGCCCATCATCACAACGATATGCTAAGTATTCTCTATCACCTAATACTATTGCAGACTCCATCAAAGTTTTCCATGTGTTAATTGTAGACCAATCAGTTCCACTAAAATACGCACTACCAAATGGGTGTGTATGAATCCAACACTTGTAAGGTAATTGCATTCCGTCTAATCCATCTTCTTGATTTTCAAAGGAAACAAAAGAAGGTGTTCCTACACTAATATACAAGTCATCTTTAGCATCAATCAAAACTTGAATTTCTCTAGGTTTATCGAAAGCCTCAGTTGATTGCTTCCAAATCTCATCCAAAAATAATTCTGTGATATTACAAGGAAAAACAAATCCTTGCATTAATCCTTTGACCCTATCAAAAGACTCCTGTATCTTTTCTTTCCAATCTTCATTCTTTATTTCTAATTCTTCAATATTCATATTATAACATTCCTGTATCTTTTAACAGGAGGAAAACAACACCAACACTAGTTATGCCGAGTAATAACATAACTAAACTTGATTTGCTATCTTCTTTTTCGGGATAGGGTATTCCTGTTAGATGACCCCACTTATACAAAACAGAACCCGCAGTTCTGTTATATCCCATTTTGTTCATTCTTTCTGATACTTCTTCGGGTGTATATCCCCTATTAACAAGCATCATTAACGCTTTTTCTTCTTTGTCTGACCATAATTTACTCATATCATACACCGCCTACACTATCTAAGTATAAATCCATACTGTTTTCAAATTCGTGAAACGCTTTATGTCCTGCGATAAAACCACCTGCATGACGTTTAGTTCCTAGAAATTTTTCACCACAAGCAGGACAAGAAACTTCTACGATTTCCGCTTGAGGATAATAACCATCTGTACAAATTACATTAATTATTTCTCCTAAGTCGCCTTCATCTAAATCCTCAATATTCGATTGATGGTTTTCTTCACTCATATCAAACTTCAACCCCTAGCCGTAAAGACTTGATATTTAATTTGTATGAATAAATTATACCATTCATATCAAAAACCCAATGAGAAGACCAACGTTCAAGACTAAAGATACTCCTAGCAAACCTGCTAGTCTAGCGTATTTAGCATACAATTCTTCATATTCTTTCAGTTCACTATTGTTCATGTATCTACCCATTATATATTCACCACCTTGTATTCTGCAACGTCATCATTATTTACAAACCAACGTTGAATCCATTGTGCGCCCATAGCAGCAATAACCATGTGCATTGTATTGATTTGTTTTCCTGTACCGTTCCAATCACTTGCTTGGCAAGAAAAACTACCATCTTCACCGTTCAATGCTTCTGTTAGCATATTTTCTTCTGCTTTGTAAGAAAACAATGCTGCATTTCGCCCTTGTGAGCGCAAATCTAGCCACTTAACCTTAGCAGCGTTACCAAAGCCTAGTTTGTAGACTAAACGCCTTGTAGCAAGGTTATCTACACAACACACAATCAAGTCAAAATTCTTTGAAAGTTGGCTTTCGACTAATACATCAAAGGGTTCAGAATTTACACTTCGATATTTATCGGCTAAACAATCACTTTTGTTTCTACCAACATCATCAGGACTGTAATTCTGATATCCTAGATTCTTACTTTCTACAACATCTGAATCATAGATTGTAATATCATACAACATTCTTTTTCCACGTTCATATTCATTTGTGTTTATTCTTGAGAGGAAATCAACCAAATAACTGCCGATTCCCCCTGCTCCTATTATCATTATATTTCTCATACAAATTCCTCTATTTTCATTTTTCTTGCATCTCTTTTTTCATATCCCCATGTTTCTACCAACCTATCAGTTGCAGTTCTGATAGATACCTCAGTTGTAGGATAGACTCTTACTATCCCTCGCTGAGTTACTTCTTCGTTACCTGTTAGTTCTGAGCAAAGCCAAACACTAGCAGCGATATCAGTTTTAGACATATTTCTGTCTAATGCTTGATATTTTTGATTAACAATGTTTACAAAGTTAATACATTGTTCTCTAAAATTACTATCTTTTACATTAAGTAAATCTAAGATAGTTGCAGTTTCTTTGAATACATCAATATTAGAAAACACAAATGATTTTCTAAAGTGTTTTGCACATATTCTAGAAACTCTAACTATGTATTTCATACTTACATCAGTTAGTTTTACGTGTTGTTTGAGACTACAAACAATTTCTAAATCTTTAATAAAATAATATGTAATACCTGCTGCCCTTCTTTCTATAGAATAGCCTTGAAGTAATCTAAGATTATCTAATCTCATATACATATTTATGCAGACTTCTCTTTGGCTTTTACTGATTTCATATTCCGATAAAAACATATTAATCAGCGTCTTTGCTTGTTTTTGTGATGAAGTAACTCCCGCACCTCTAATTTGATTCATTCTAAAGTTATGTCTTCTACTAGTAGTAGTAGAGTCCGTAGACCAAATGTGTGAACCTAAATATCCATTATCAGGTTGTAAATTACTTTGGCCTAAATCATCAAAGAGAATTCTTTTAGTTTCTTCAAATGGGTTGGTCAATATAACTAAACCACATGAATCACAAACCGTTTCACCTAATCTTTCATCGAAAGAGAATTCATTACCTGAACATTCGGAACATTTATTCAATGTCCCACCTCATTTCACCGTTCAAATAAGATTCATCTATTCTATATGAAGGACTTACAGTTGCGTTCTGAATATGTTCTTTCAATGTATAAACCATATATTCTATACCTGTATTATCATTTAATAGAATTAATGCTCTACTAGCCAATTGGTCGCCGACACTTGAACCCTGCACGACTGTATCAATACAAATACTTGCCGTCATATAATCCATAGGATATTCTTCAAATGGATATTTTTCTTCAAAATCGTGTGCGAGTTCGTCAATTTCTTGTTCTGTTAACATTCTATGGACTGCTACAGATTGATGTTGTCCTTTAGTAGAAGTGAATATGTTTCCATCTTCGGTATCATTAACATGGTCATATTCTGCTTGTCTCAGAACCACCCAATCACTTAATTCACCCCTAACATACAGTCCGTATGTAGGCATATTGGGAATTTTAATTGGATAGAGTCGGTCATTTTGTTTACACAAATCAATAACTAATTGTTTTGCTCTTTCCTGTACCAAATTTTCTGTTCTATTTTGTTTCAACCATTCAACCATTAATTGCCGTTGAGCAGAAGTTGGTTCTTCGCCGAATAATTGCTCCCATAACTTTGGAGGGGAAATAAGACTCCATTTCTTAGACTTGGCTTTATTAAATCTAAAACAATCTATGAACGTATTCAAATCTTTAACTGATATTTCAGCCCACACGTTAGATGATATTTCCAATGCTAATTTGTTCTTAGAAATTCTTCTTGTGTTTATTTTACACTCCACTTTATGTCCTTCTGAATAGAAATGATAAGGTGTTCTATTTTCTAGAGCATACAAAACATTCGGTGGATAGTTTAGTAGATTGTCTACATAATCATTCATTTTTTTAGCAGAACGTGTATGTTCTGAATACAACAAAACTTTTGCTATTATTTTAAAGAAGTCGTTCTTTTTAACCGATGTAGAATTTATGGAATATCTTGGGTCTTTCATAAGAATGAGGTTACACCTTCCATCTTTATACTTGAAACCGATTTTAGCAAAAAAACCGTCATCTAATTCTTGATTATAGTAAGGACTTCTTTTACTGTGCGTTTTCAGTAAACTACGTTGTAAATGTTCTGCTAATATTTCTTCTAAGTAATTATATCCCACACTTCCATTTCTAAGTCCTATCTCAGATATATTCCAAATATATTCCCCTCTATTATTTAGGTTATTTTTCAAACGCCTACTATTAGAATATCTAGTTGCACTAATTATATTCCTACCCGTAGTTTTGAATAGGAAACTCATTCTATGATGAGTATGGTTGTCTGATAAATTTAATTTTATTTTCATATTCTTCACTTTCTCCATTTTTATAATAATAATTTCTACGTTGTATTAGGTTACGTAGACCCCTTCTTTTTTTATTTACATCATCGTGATATCTTTCGTCTCCTTTAGGAACGTTAGCAAACACAAGGTCTAACGCAACCCCTTTAGACAATAGATTAATCCCTTCATCTGCGCTATATCTTTTACGATATACGCTTTCACATATTCTATCTATAAGATGTTGTGAATGGCGTTGGCTATAGTTACTATAAACTTCTTTAATAGTAGATTCAGGGATGTTTTGTGTCTGAAAAATCAGAAACTCATGTATTATGTGAAATTCCTCAGATTTCACACGCTCCGCCTGCACAAGCAATCTCTCCCTGTAGTGTTGTATTATCAGTCAGTTCTACTATCTTAGTTAAATCTATTTCCTTTAACAAAGGAAGTAGTTTTTTGTAATCTTCTTTTGATATTTCTTCAAAGGGTGCTTGAGCATATAATCCGCCGTCATAAGGTAAAACAGATAGACCATTGTAGATATCTCTATTGTCCCAAAGCCATCTTCCGACCATATCCCATTCACCATCTTTTACATTTATTGTTGCAGACACATTATGAGTGTTAAATCCTTTAACATGACCCTTCTTTACCCACGATTGGCTAAATAATTTTACCCTTTCTAGCATTTCTAAGGTAGATTCTTCTCTTGTTATCGCTCCTTTAGGCGATTTCTGTGGAATAGAGATAACTGCTTGATTTCCTCCCATAACACAATCTTCTACTAAGTCAGGTAAGTTAGTTTTGAGATATTCATAGATAGGTTCAGATTTCAAAACTCTAATTCTTCTGATGTAGTATTCTGAATGCCAAGAGTGTATTCCTGATGAAGTTCCTAGCACTAAACTAGTAGTTCCCGCAGGTTTTACACAAGTTGTGCGAGCAGCAGAATTTATTCCTAATCTATTGGCCCACAAGTGGTTTGTACCAACAACAACATTAGACATTTCTTTTAGTTCTGATTCAGACCACTCTTTACTAGCAATACCCGTCATTGATACACCAATGAGTGCATCTTTTTCTGTGGTCATTTTCCAAATAGGTCTTAGATAATGAAAATCTGTGTATGATGCCTGTAATGTTCCTAAAATAGTAGCAGCAGATACTCTACCCTTCAAATCTTCATGTGATTCAATGTTTGAAGCATTGATTTCAGTAAGATTGCAAAACTGATAAGGTCTAAGAGCAATCTCACAACAAGGATTAGTTCCCCAATCAATATCGTTAGTTAGATAAAAGGCAGGTTCTCCTGTGCCTGATTCAGCAATATTATTCCAAATATTATGGAATGCTTCTTTCTTAGAATCATCTTTTTCTAAATCATTTCTAAGGAAAACTGCTGAGTTATTCGCTCTCATCCTTTGAGGATTCTCATTCCAAAATTCACCATCTTTACAATGAAGCATTAATTCATCATCAGGACTAAACAAAGAAATCATTGCTGCTCTACGAATACCACCTGCTAATACTGCATCAGCAATATAACACATGATATCGTGGCATTGTAACGATGTTAATTGTTTATTATCACTTGCAACTGATTGTAAAATCGCTTCAATATTATTGATACAATCTTCTAACACTTTTGGATTTGGTGAGCGACCACCACTAGTTTTCAAAAGAGAACCTTCGGGTCTGATATCTCTATAATCGAATTTTAATCTATTTCCTCCAATAACATAGGAATTTATCAATTCGTAAATCGCATCAGCCCATCCTTCAATTGAATCCTGAATTTTATATCTCACTTTGATATATGAACGCTCTTTAAGAAAAGGTAATTTGTTTATGTGATGTTTTTGAACAGAATAACCAACTCCTGTTCCACCTAATAACAAAAACATTGCTTCTGAAAAAGAACGTATAGAATCAATTGGCATATATGCACAATTGTACACTCTATTAGGAGATAAATCAATTGCTTTACCTGCAAATTGCATAGAGCGCATTGATGGTAGGACTTTCTTTGGTAGCACATAATTGATATAAACATCTGATATTTCTTGTCTAAATTCAGGGAATTTTTCTATGTGCATCTGCATATTTCTTGATACGATTTCAGGCCAAGTTTCTCTACGTTGCTTGTTTGAATCGTATTTTGAGTATTTCATATAAGTTGTAATGTCTGATAGTATTTCTTGTTGTATTTCCATGTTAATCACCGAAAGAAGTGGGCCTCTCACCCACCCGCCGAATATTTCCCTCCGGTGGGATTTGCTACACGCTAGAGTAAGCATATAGTGATAAGGGCGATAGATAAAATAGGGGTTAATTCATCTATCGCTTTACGTATTTCCGATAGGATTGTTTGTGGAGTTCAATATCCACCGACAACTGCCGGAACTAGGTTTACGGATTCTACTGAATCCCACTCAACCGATGTAATGTTTTCTCTTGAAGTAAAAGCACCATCAACGAAAACCCAATGTGTCGGGTGGTCGTTAATTTGGTCAATTACTTCACTTTCTGTTACAGTCAGTTGCGTGTGTCCTGTTTCGTTCAATATATTCAATATCATTTTTATTCACCTGTTTCTTCTTGTTGGTTTTCCAATCTAGACATTTTAGATTTCTCTAGTCTAGTAGACAGAACGTTGATTGTTGTTTCATAATGAGACAACATAGCATTAACACTATTCAGTTCTGCTTGGAGTTGGTTTGCGATTGCTATAAGTTGGTTTGCTTGATTAACCAAATTAGCATTCTGCTCAAGGACTTCATCAAAAGTCCTCGTTTCCGTTTCTAGGTCTTCTACAATTTCTTCAATTTCTTCATCATTTTCTTTTGCCATTTTACTCACCCGTAATATGTCTCCTGTGTCTTTCAATCTCAGCAGGAGTTAGTATTTCAAAAAGTTTTTGCACTTGTTTTTCAGATAGAGGCTTTGCCTCGATGATTTGTCTCTTGATAGTTGTAAGAAAACCATGTTCCCATCCTCTAACTAGATTAGTATCAAAAATTGGTAAATCAAAGTATTCACAATTCTTCAAAAACGTGTAATTGCGAGCCACTTCTGAATTCCATTCTTTGAATCCATCTTTTCTAGCCAAAGATAATTGTTCAAATCTTCTTTCTAACATTTTATCTTCAAGTTTGAATTTATCTACATAATTATTCAATCTCATTATGAAAATACCTATGTCCTCAAGAAGTCTATCATTAGGAAATCCTCTTGTGTGAATTTGAGCCTTTGGATTATCGGGATGATTCCATCTCCAAACAATAGAAGCCATTTGATATTCAGGAGAGAATTTTTCTCCTTTACTTGATTTACGAATTCTAGTAATGGGGCGCACAAGTTCTAGCGTATCATCGTAATATGTTTTACCTGTATGATTAACATTAATTCTCAAATCCATATCCTTAATCCTGTTGAAATCTTCTTCAAATTCTTCACCATGTTCTTCCCACCAAGCATCACGAATCAAAGATTTAACCATCTGTTGTTTCCATTCTTCGATATCTTTTTCTGTAATAGTGTTGATATCAACTCCTTCGTTTTCACTAAGATGACGTAACACCATCCAATTATTAACACAACTTGAACCGACAATTTCTCTAGTATTGTTTAGTGTGTTTTCAATTTCAAAGTGATAAACAATAGGATGACCACATAAGCACTTGTTAGGATGACCTGATGGATGATTCAAGATGTATTGATTTCGTGATTGAAAACCATTTCTTTGAATTGCTTGTCTCCAAACCTTTCCGGTTACTCTCCATTCTTTCTTTGCTTCTTCATAATCATCTGCAACAGATAAATTAAGTAATTTATCAGTTAATCTAGGATAATTACCAAAAACAAACTCATCTAAATCATCATATTCTGCTTCAAAATCAGTCATCATTATCCATCCTTTCAAACGCCCGTTGTTCAGCAAGATGACCTTGTAACAATTCATTCAATTTACCATGTAGTGCTTCGGCGCAACCTGCAATGAGATTACGATTTAGACACAACCAAATCTTATGTTTGTTATTAAGAACAACCTTCGGGCTATCATTTTCATCCATTGTAATTACAATAGGAGGCATTTCTTCTTCATCAATCAACCTAAATTCTACATCCATCAACGAAACCTCCTACACATTTCACGCATTGCTTGTCTTCTGTTTAGACCATTTTGTAAGTTGAGAGTATCTGCTCTATCCTTACAATTTTCTAAACTCAGATATATTTCACCTGTGTCTCTTATTCTTCCATTTTCTTCAATGTAATTTAATATGTATTTTCCTTTCATATTTCCAAACCAATATATTTTCATTTTTATTCCTTCCTTTTCATAAAATCTATGTATTCATGCGTAATTCCATCCATTACCGCAGCAATGGTTGTAATTGCGTCTTCTAAAATTGCCTTCTTAATAACATCATTAATTTCAGGCATTTCGTTGTAAGCATCCACCATTCCGTTGAAATGTTTTTGCATTCTCATCAAAGGTGTTTCGCTTTTCATATCTTATCCATCTCCATGTTTCCATCTTCGTCTATTGTTACAAAAGTCATAGATGGTGGTTTCCAAAGAGACAAATCTTTTGCTAATTCCATAACATTAGGAGGGCAAGTTGTTGATTCACCCTCATCATTGAATCCCATTAACAGAACATCTCCGTGAATAGGATTATCCAATAATGTTCTCAATGTTAATCCGTTTGTATTAGTTTCTGAGACTAATACTGCTATTCCTGCGTTGATAGGTAATTCTAGAATTCTAGCCGAATCATTTCCCCATACATCGAAGTTTTTACCTCGATAAACAATTTCGATATTGCCATCAACGGCTCTTTGCATATCTGTATAATCTCTAACGACAAAGGATTCAACTTTCCCGTTTGTTTTAATTACAATTCCTGCTTTCATTCTTCCTCACCAATTCCATGCAATTCAAAGAATGATAATTCAGCAATGCACAAACATTCCTCAATTTCCCATTCTCCACTTGTATTCTGAACTGCTTTTTGTCCTGTATCATTACAATCATTACAATTTTTTTCATCCATTTAAATTTCCTCCACCGAATCTAATGCTAAAGTAATATCATAAACTTTATCACAATGATAACAGATAACGCTATTTATCAACAAACAACCTTCTTCATAACTTCCGTTTGATATGTTTGCTGTAATTAATTCATCTATATGTTCACATCTGCTCATTTTGTAAAGCCTCCATTATCATTTCAGCAGTAACTATTTCATTTTCTTCGATTAATTTGTATCGAATATTACGTTCTCTTAGAAAAGAACTACCAATTCTAACTGCTTGTTGGATATCTGTTATTCCCATTCTTGCAGGAATAACAATCATACAATCACAAGCATCACAACATCTACCTTTGAATGGAGCAGCGTTATTTCCTTCGCTCCAATAGACCTTTCCATTGTAATCCTTTCTTTGTTCAATTTCTTTATCACATAAACTACATTTCATTGTGATGCCTCATTTTTTTCCAATTGTCTTTCTTTATGTAAGATACCAAGCATACGATTACCGTAGATAGTATCTCTAATATGTAGGTTGGGTTTACTGATTTGTACCCAATCATGGTAGAAAATATACCATCTTCCTGTATGATAATTTCCTTCTACCATATCAAGACTACAACTTCTACACAAATACAATTTTTCATTTTTCATAACCCAAAACGCATCTTCACGTTGTGGTTGTCCTAATTGTTCACATCTTATACAGTTGTGTTCAAAATCATTCATTGTTCTATCTCCTTTTTAGGCCACCAATCAGGCTCTTGAGTTTTCCAATCCGCAATGTGGGATTTGTCGTGTATGTAATACGCACGATACTTCTCAATTACTGAAAAACCATCAAAACCTTCAAGTTTTCTACAGTTCATATCTTCTGAGATAGCAACTGCGAATTCAGTCAAACCAATATCAGGTAGTAAATCTAACACATCTGAAAGTTGATATGCGTATTTTTCAAGTACCCATTCAACCTTGTGTCTTTTACCATAACGGCGTGTGTATTCAAAACACAACTCGTAAGCATGGTTGATTAACCATTGATAATTTTGACGTGATTCTCTAGCCCAAATAGTACAGGGGTGATTTAGCATCACCGGATAATACGGTGAGTCAATACCTAAATGCTCCATGATTGTAAAAATCATTTGTGCGCTTTCAGTTGGCATCTTAACTACGTGCTTATTATTCATCATTTCTGCACATTCTTTGGGGTTTTCACTCAATACGAAGATATTCATCCTATTCGCTTCCCTACATAATTTAGATTCTTTTTTGCTCTTGTAATTGCTACGTAACAGATATTTCTTTCCTGTTCTCTATCTGCTGCTGACTTTGCCATTGGATGAGGCATCTTTTCAGGAGACAAAATCCAAACATTATCAGCCTCTAATCCCTTAGCCTTGTGAACTGTTGAAAAGATAACAGAATTCTTTTCCTTATCTCCAAAGATAGTTTTGATATTCTTAATAAGACCACCAACAGTTAGAGTATTTCTAGACATGAGATGTATAATACACTCATACTTATCTTTCAAACTTTGAACCTGTCTGTCCTTTTCTGCATTGGTTAGTGCAACAATTAGATTCTCTACGTATTCTTCAAGTAGAGGCTTGAACATATGAAGTTCCATATCCATATCTTTTGTTATCTTCTTGACTAATGCTTCAAGACTAACTCCGATATCTCTACCTAGAACCTTTGCAGGAACACCTGATGCAATTAATCTAAAACATTCTCCGACCAATGGAGCATTGACTCTACAAAGAACCAAATCTCCGAGTTCAGGAGTAAAGGCTGCATGAACATTTACTGCACCATCAATTGCATCATCAGGACAATTGTAATTCTCTTGAAATCTTTGAGCATCTGCAACTACAGTTTTAGGACACCTGAAAGTAGTGGAGAGAGTTAGCCTCTCGATAATTCTCTTGGAATCTTTAGCCATCATCTTCTGTAACATGATATCCATGCTATTTGAATCAGCACCTCTAAACCCGTAAATTGCTTGGTTTGGGTCGCCAACAATAACTAATCTTCCACCATTGCAAGTTCTCAAAACTAATTCTCTTTGAGCCTCATTGAAATCTTGAGCCTCATCAACAAACACATTATCGTAATGTTGCATTGGCATATTGTGAATTAGCGGTAGCCAAATCATATCATCAAAGTCTAGAATAGATACATCAGTTGAATTATTGTAGATTGTTTTCATTGCTTGAAGTGCATCATTGAAATCACGAATACCATCAAACTCGATATCATATTCATCAACTAGAGCATTGATTTGTTCTCTATCATCCCAATCAGATAGCGAACCCTTTAGCAAACTAATCAACTTACACAATTGGTTTGTAGACTTGTAGTTCTTACCTAGCACATTATTCACAATGTTTCGTGTCTTTCTATTATCAACTTTGGCTCTACGATTTTGGGCTTTTACTGCCTTCAATCCTAGAGCATGGAATGTTTTTGCCTCACAATCATGTGGCAACTTCTTATCCAATTCTGTTGCTATAGATTTGTTGAAAGCAAGAAACATCTTACTTCCTGAGCATCTATTTGCTCCTTCGACAATCGTATATGTTTTGCCTGTTCCTGCACCTGCATAAACAATTACGTGCTTGTCTGTGTTTTCAATTACGTTCCAAATTTTTTCTTGTTCATTTGTATTTTTAAACATATTTTTCACCTCCGTAAAGAGTGGAATGGGAAAACCGAGAAAGAAGGGAAGTAGACTAACAACCCTTGACTAGTGAATCTATGGCTTTTTCTTTTTTATCGCGTCAAAACTCGGCTCGTTTGCAGGATTAGGATGTGAAAAAAATTCCTGCAAAATTGAGTGTAAATGGGGGAAATGAGAAAGTTACTATGCTATTCAAAGGAACACAAACGACAGTAGAAGAAATATGGTTCTCATTATTACCGTAACAAACCCCCGAATAAATCAAGGGTAACTTGTCTATGAATGTTTAGTAAAGAGTAAGGGAAAAAGAACGAACAAAACATGGGGGAAAGTCCGTTGCCGCAAATTTGCTACGGAGATAATTTTCTTTTTTTATTTTGGCAAACCTTACTCCAAAGGAGTGTGATAGGTAGAGGAAAAAGCAATCGGTACTATGCCCTAGATAAACGAGATATATCAATTGTCGGTAAGCACGACAACTATTTATTTTACACGACTATACGACTACTCATATTTTATAGCGCAAAGTAACTTGTTGGATATTCAACAGTTAGTATAGTCCCTTCTGAAAAGTAGCGAGGAACGCACGTAGCAATTCAACAGGTTCGCCACATAATCAGAATTTTTAACTCAAACATCTTTATGCTTTTATTACTTATCAAAACCTCAAGTCTCACGAAATTTATTTTCCCCCGTCAGGGATTATATCTTACAATTTCATGTGTGAGTGGGAAATTTGGCCAAAATCGCATATTTCTCAATGTTTATCACCGATGATAAATATCAACAGGCTTTCAGTCATGCGATTTGACCCTATGTTTCTCATTTCTCATGTTTATCATGCCTCTCGGCACAAGAGAGAGAGAGAGAGAGAGAGAGAGAGAGATGATGATAATAATGATAAATGATAATAATATATCATTATCTTTCTTTTTACTACCGTCAGCCCCATTTTTTCATTCTCATTCGATGAGAATAATGTGAGAATAATGAGAATCTCAAGTCTGAGCCATGAGATTTCAGCGTTAATATCAATAATAAATATGTAATCGAATATTATATTTCAATAATCAATATTCCATTGAATATCTAATATTGTATAAGTTATAATATATTATATTATTATTATATTATATTATAGTCAAGAGTAGTTCATGTTGGGGGTAGGTAGGTTAGGGTATAACTTTTTGATACCAATTGAGTTATTGGTGTTGATATATTGACTTAGAATAAGTCGCAATTAAATCACTAAAGATAAACAACCTGAAAAAGCCGATTTCCCTTATAAACGTCCCGACATCACATTCCGGCCTTCCCCGATTCTTAACTTTAGCAATCGTAAAAGATACAACCATATGGTATGGTGCTTTGATGAATACCTTATAGGGGAAAAACGCTCTTTTAGATTGTTAGGGCGGGGAAGTCTTAACATGGAGTTGAAAAATATGGCAATAGTCGAAAATTACAAATCAGAGTTTGTTCCAACAGTTGAGGCCGTGCTCGAAAACGAAAACTTTACTCCTGTAAAGGCGTATCATCCGGATGTAATCCGCGATACAATCCAAATGGGACTAGATGACGAAAAGCAGCAAACTAAAGCAGTTGCAATGATTAAAACAATCATCAACGAGCATTACGCTGACTTGGGCGTTTTCCGCCGAAGGTCTGCTTCAGTTGAATTGGCTGGTGAATATCTTGAGACATTCAATAACATTGCAAGCGCGGTTAATTCCGGTCTTGATTCTCTTGATTCTACTGATGAAGCACATATGCTTGATGCAGTTAAGCCAAAGAAATCCGCAATAAACCCGAACCCACGATATGCTTCAGCAACTGAAGCGGTTGAGGCTAAGGTTCTCCGTGCAGTCCGAGCGCATCTAATTAAGATGCAGGAGTCTGCCTGATTATCGTAAAACTTCCCCGCCTGAAACACCTTAATCTCATTAATTTTGAGATTTTGGGGTTTTGGGGTAATCAACAAAGCAGTACAACCATATGGTGTGAATGCTTTGGGAATACCTGATAAGTAGAAAATGGAGTTTATTGATATGACTCAACAAGTCCCGCCCCAAATACCAAAAATTGAAAGTGAATATCCTTACAAAGTTGTTCTAGGTCAAATGAAACAAGGTTCAGACTTAGTTTGGAGTGTTAAAGAAGTGCGAGTTTTTGCAGATGACCCGACAGTAGTTATTCAAGAATCTGTTCGCATTGCTTCAATACTTGCAAACATTCTTCAACAAGCCGATGAAATTCCTATTGATAAATCAAGGACGCTGAAAATATGACGGAGACGAATTGTGTTTTCATGTGTGATAATGAGAAAGATAATCCTGATTTTCCATGTGATATTCATTTATATGAAAATGTTCAACAACAAACTGAGATTACTCCTATTAAAACAGAAGATTCCTTTGAGTTAGAACATGGTTTTTCTCATTATTTAGATTCAGAAATTATTCGTTATTATTGTAATAATTGTAATACTGAATTTACTTATGATGAAGTGCTAGAAATGATAGGAGAGGAAGAAGAATGACCTTTAGAAATATATTTCAAACTAGACATTATTTCTTTTTCGTTCATCTAATTCTTTTATTGAAATTAAGTAAGTCTCAAATAAGTAAAATGAAATCTGAATTAAGTAAATGGAATAACAATTTTGATTCAGATAAATGGGATGAAGCAATTCAGAACATTTCAGAATTACATGATTAGATTCATACGCCCTTTTGCGTAAAACAGCGAATGGAAAGACGGAGTATCAACAGTAAGCACCAAAAAGAAGGTTGATTCTAGATACGATACCTTTGAGGTCTTCGTTTAACGCTCCCGATTTCCATTATAATAAATTAATTTCCTAATTAGTGGTTTTGTTAGTTTCCACTATGTTTTTGTTGGGTAGGACACAAAAAACTAACAAAATTAACTTTTGAGGTATTCTTCAAAGCAGATACTACCATATGGTAAGGTGCTTTCGTTATTACCTTATATAGAGTAAGGTTATTTTAAGGGTATGTTCAACTCAGTCGTTGATATTCAAGCCCTACCACCTGAAGAAATAACCCTAAATCATTTTCTTGAAGATTTAGAGAATATTGAGGAATTCTCCAATTCTAGAGAGTTATTCCACAGTAGAGCATATCACCCCGAAGGTGATGGTTCTCTATTTGCTCACATGGTTGAAGTGTTCAATACATGGGTTCAAGATTCTCTTAGAAGTCTACTAGGTTATTATGGTATATTGTTCCATGATATCGGAAAGCAGGAATGTGCTGAGTGGAAAGGTGATGATAAGGGATTTCATTCTTTTATCAAGCATGAATCCGTAGGTGTTCGCATATTTATGGAGAAATATTCGGATATGAATCCATTTGTTTCTGATAATAAAGAACATATTGCTTGGATTATTGCTCAACATACTAACTTTTGGAATGTTAAGAAGCATGGAAAGAGTTTGGCTATTGCTACTCATCCTAGATTTCATACATTGGTTGAAGTTTGCAAGGCTGATAAAATGGGTTTCAAGGATGATGAATTAGTGGATAGATATTCTCATTTCAAGGAAATTGCTCTTTTGGAGGCTGCCTGAAATGGGGAGGCAAACAATGATGCGAGTATTATCCCGATATGCAAAAGGGCGCAGAAGTTGGAGTGTTCCTCTTATGCCATCTACAAGGAGGTTTTGAGATATGACTCAAGAAGCAGTTAGAAAGGAAGATTTGCCCGAAACAGAATTGAACGAATGGGGTTTTCCGAATGAAGATTGGAAACACATTGGAAACGGCATTTTTGAAAGAAGGCCGGAGAAGAAAGTTGAACAAACTAAACCTATACTTTCTTTTAATGGAGTCCGAATGAATCAAGAAGATTTTCTTGAAAACATGCGAAAGGTGGCTTATGTTTCGCTGACTGATGAACATCTTGCAGATAGCCCATGCGAAATATGTGGTGATAGAGATTATGATGATTCAGCGGGAGATGTATGTTTTTCTTGCTATCTTGAAGATATATTAGAAAAGTCAAAGCAGGTCTGAAGATTAGGGGGGGTAAAACCCTTCTTTTCTTTGGGGTATTCTAACAAAGTCTGATACCATATGGTTGTTACGAATGTTAAACATAAATCGTGGGGTGGTTTCTCCCACCATATGCTTTGTTGTTCAAATTTTTTTTAATTTTTTTTAATTTTTTTAATTTTTTTAAGTCTTAGTAAGAATTATTTGGCGTTTAATCCTGCGGAGATTAAAAAAAAGCACCCCTAATAGAATAAAACCGCTAAAAAACACTAATTTTAAAATTTCGGCGCACTACAGATACATTGGTTGGCAAATAATTAATGGCATAGTGTCCGTAAGAAATAAAATAATAAAACACGCTAAAAGAATAACTTTTATTCTGGTTATAGGATTAACTTAAAAAAAATAATTTCGCAAGTGCCAAAAAAATTCCACCACATTTTTTGAAAAAGAAAGGAGTAATATATTTGACCTTTAGATTTGATATCTGTAAAACCTGCCAATGGGTAATGCAAGTTGAAGAAAGTAAAAATGGTGATTTTTGTATCGTATGTGGGACATATACTACGAGTTAAACTAGGTGTAGTTTGAGTAAAAATTAGGATTAGATAAATAGTAAGAAAAATCTCTCTTAGTCAGATGTTATTGTCCGATAGTTGGATTTGGGGTTTAATTGATGAACCTCATATGTCCGAATTATGGGGTGATGATTACAAAAGTGCTATTTCCAAAGGTTATCCAAAGTTAGTAGTTGAAAATATGTCCATGATTGCTAAAGTAATAGACGGAGATGTAGTTGCTCATACTTCTTTTACTGATATGGGTGATTGGTACTTTATTGGAAATAATTATGTGAAGCGAAATTTTAGAAATCGTGGAATTTTGCGTGAAATGGTAGAAAGAAGGAATAAAATTATTGGAGATATACCTAAGATTGCAATTCTAAGACCTATTGAAAATACTGATTTGTTAAAGTTGAGGAATTTCATAAAGACTTTAGGTTATATTCCTGTCCGAAATTACAAAGACGTAATGGACGTTATGTCCGAAGGCGAATATTTTGAGATTCAAAATTGTGAAGTGTGGAGATTTGATTGAAATGAGTTGGGAAGATATAATTAAAAAACGAGAATTGGCTTATTTTAAACGAGCACAAAAATATCTAGAAAGTGTAGAGAAAAATATAGACACCGCAATGTCTCTTTTAAAAGAAGAAAATGGTGGATGGAAAAGGAACAGAAACGAATTAATGTATCTTCTTGATAATACGTACATAATCCGAGATTTTGAAAACGAATTAGATATGCTACTAAACCTAATAAAAAAGGTTGAGGATAAAGCCACTCAGTTAGGAAAGATGCCGGAAAGGGATGAATTTGATTTTGTACTAGAAAACGAACGTGCAGAAACAGAAAGTGGATATTATGACCCACGAAACATTGGTATGCAGTAGTGATTGAAATGAGTTGGAAAGATATAATTAAAACTGATAGATTAAACAAAGCCCTATCACCCGAAGGTTATAGGCTTTTGGCAAATGAATTAGTTGATGATTTTGCAGAAGAAGTTGGTCGTCTTCCTCATGCTCTTATTACCGAAAAGTCTTATTTATTAGAGTTAAAAAGCACACGATATCCAGAAAATATTCCAAAATACATAAAACATTATGCTAGATTGTTAGACGGACATAGGAATAAAATACCAGAAAAATTTCATTTAGAACTTGATACCCTTATTAAAAACTTAAATGGAATAGCGGGGTTTTTAGAATGAGTTGGGAAGATATACTCAAAAAAACCCCTAGAACGGAAACTGCGAAATTACCTAATCTTTATCCGAAGTCTAAGGAAGATGAGGATAGATTAACACGTATAGTAATAGGTGATAAAAAACCTGAAAAAAAGCGAGAACGAATGAGTGTTCTACATGATAGTAAATATTCTCATTTAGCAACTAAAATTATGGAGGAAATTGAAAAAGAAGGTGGTGCTTTAGGTATGAAAAATCTAGAGCAATTTGCTTCTCCTACTGCTAGTGGTATGAAAAGAATAAAAGAAATTCTTAGTATGTTAGAAGATGAAGGTAAAATATTCAGACATGAAGATGGCGATATCTATACCCATGAACCAAAGAAGTGATTAAAATGACTTGGTTTAACATAGTCAAAGCAAAAAGCATTTCCAAATGGGCGAAACAACTCATTGACTATGTTATGTCTGATGGAAAAGAACGTACTATTACAGAAGTTATAAGAGATATGAAAGTAAAAGGGCAGGAAAATTCACATTTTTCACAAAGTTTTAAGAGTAGATTTATTCCAACTACACAAGAGATTATTGCTTATCTTGGTAGTAATAAAGATTATGAATCTAGAATAGTTGATTCTAGAACAGGAAAGGAATTGAAAAGGAAAGCACGACCTTATCATGTGAAAAAATATCGTGCAATATATGATAACAGGAGAGATTCGGAATGAGTTGGAAAGGTATTTTGAAAGAAAGCCCTGATTATGACCCGCCTATGACTGATAAACAGATAGGATATCTAGTTGAAGGTTGGGTTAAGTTTTTCTTATGGACACGTGAAAATAAATGGAATGAGTATATGGGATTTGGTTTTAATGCCGGAGAAAAAATAGATTATTTACCCGAAGAACAACAAGACCCAAATAACCCTAATTTCATAGGTAATTCAGATGGAATAAATATCCCTTATTCTTATACTAGAGAAGAAATATTACAACAAATAAAAAGCGGTGAAAAATTTACCGCACAAGAATTTTACGATTATGCGGGTGATGGGGCTTTTTACGATAATGCGTTAGATTTTTCTGTTACTGATGTTAAAGACGTTAAACTACCTAAAAAAGAATATCCTCAAAATGATAGTGCGTGGTTTGAAATTCTGTCTGATTATGTGAGAGAATTAGCAAAAGTTGGTAAAACAACTTCTATTATTGATAAGTATTTTACAGAAGACATAGAAAGTACATATCATCCTAAACTCAAAGAAAAGATGAATATTAAGAAAATGAGTTGGAAAAACGTAATCAAATCAAAAGAAGAACCTGTTCACATTAATTTTCTTAGTGAGGATAAACTAATGGCTTGGGTAAATGGGCGTGGCCCATACACAGTAAGGTCTATCTATGCTAATTTGAAGAAAAATGGAACATTTGAAGATAGAAGGGAATTTCTTGATGGTAAAAGGCTTAGGTGATTAAAATGAGTTGGGAAAATATTCTAAAAAACCAATTTCAAGAAATTGATAATTTTATACTAGAAATGAAAAAAATTAATCTTGTAGCAGAAAATACATATAGAAATTTTGATAATGAATCCTATAGAAAATTTCAGACTACGGATTCATTAGAAATGAAAGATTTATCAACCTCTATTATAGATATGGGAAATGCCATAGTAGCGTTAGAAAAAATGAGAAATAAACAAGAGGAATTACGATGAGTTGGGAAAATATACTAAAAAATAGCGTTACACCTATTGATAATTCGTTGAAATGGAAGGTAGAAATAGACGATACGCTATCCATTAGTATTGATGGTCAAGGAATTTATGAAGCAACGCCTTCTTTTGATAAATTTGAAATCAATATGAGTGCTAGAATGGAAAAGGATGGATATTTAGTAGGTTTAGTAGATGAGATTCTTTGTAAAAATCTAAGTTTTGAATATCTGAAAGAAATGACGGATGAAGCAGACTACAATACAATGAAAATTGGCGATTTAACAATACCTGCGGATAAGATTACAATAGATTTGTATGATGGAGAAGAACGCGATACAGATGGTAATGAGTTTGCTACAAAAATAATAGTTAAAGATATTGATTTAGAGTTAAAATATGATAGGTCAATGGAAAGCAGACTAGGCGAACAAGATTTTTTCTCATCAGCAACTAAGCCAAAGATGGAAATTGTTAGGTGTGTAGTTTATTTAGAATTTTGAGTGAGTTCTATGAATTGGTTTAACGTTGTAAAAAAAGATACTCAGGAAAAACTACCGGAGGAATTAACCGCCGGAGCAACAGTTAGCCCTTATAAGGCAAAAGATTGGTTTAAGAAAAAACCTAAAAAAACTAAACCTGCTGATAATACCGCAGGTACAACTCAGACTACGTTGGATTTGGGGGAAAAGAAATGAGTTGGTTTGATATTCTAAAGACTCGTCTTTTTGACGAACATGGAAATGAATGGGAAGATATGGAAGATACTCATCTCATGGATGGAAAAAGAATGAGTGGTAAGTCTCACTCCTTTGAGAGTAAGAGATTATACCCCATAGAAGATTTAACAAAGAGAACTCAAAGAAAAATAAAAATGCGTGATAGAATCAAAGAAAGAGATGCACGTGATAAAGAGATTCAAAAAAAAGATAAGTTTGCTAGGGCAAAAGCAAAAATGAAAGAAGAAGGGCTAGATGGATTCAACAAACCTAAAGCAGATAAAAATCATTCCACAAAATCTCACAAAGTTATGGCTAAAGATGGAGATAAAACTAAATTTATTCGCTTTGGTCAAAAAGGTGCAGATACAGTAACCGAAAAGAACCCTACTCCGGCTAGGAAAAAGAAAAGAGCAGCATTTAAGGCTCGTCATGCTAAGAATATTGATGATAAATTTTCTGGTGCTTATTGGGCTGATAAAGTGAAGTGGTAATATGACTTCCGAAGATGAAGAATCTCTCCGACAAAAACTTGCAATGGGTATTGAAATTGTAACTAAATTAATACAAGAAGAACTTGAAGAAATTGCAGGATATGTGCGTAGAGAAGAATTGACTAAAGCCGTAGATGCGTTGTTTAATCTCGTAAAAGAATTAAACGATATTAACCAATTACAATGGCAAAGGTCGCTAAAAGATTTAACCTGAGTTTTCAAGAATGTTTATCTGATAATTAACGTTGGGGTGTGGCGAAGTTGAGTGATTCACAAGCAGACTCTTGGTTTAATATCTTGAGAATGGCGGGTGCAGTTACCACAACTTCTTCGCCAAATTTATTCAATAATCGTTCAATTCGGGGGAAAAAACGTGGTAAAAGAAAAAAGTACCGAAAAGAAAAGCCCTACGAAATTTTCAGGCGGCGGTAATTCGGGAACTCTTGAAGAAGACCCTAGTAAATTTTACAGGGCTTGGAAGAATGCTACAACAAATTTCAAAAATTTAGGCACTACTAGTGTAAGCAATTTATTTGAAGCAGTTTCCAATCATGGTAAAATTGGTAGGGAATCTCATCAGGGTAGAGATAAGGGTAAAAGAACAAGCGGTTCTGCGGGTGAAATAATAACAGAATTAGAGGGGATGTTTACTAATACTTTAGATATTGATGATATTCAGATGTTAGAAAGGCGTATCAAATACCTAGAAAGAATAGAAAAAGAGGATAACCCAAGAGATATTCCTTTCAAGGCTGTTTCTGATTATTCTCCAAGAACAGGAAAGGTTAGAGAAAAAGAAACTGTGTATGGTCATTATTTGACTCCAAAGTATCGTGAATATAGACAAGAAGTAAAGGAACAAAATTTACCTGAAATCCCTTCTTCTTGGTATAATAAATCAAAAGGAAAAGCAAAGCCTCCAATGTGGCAAGCACTTTTTGGTAAAGGAAATAACGAATTGAAAACAGAAGGTCTTTTGATTGTACTGAAAAAAACAGTATTGGCGATTGAACAGGGTATCAATTTGGATAAAGATAAACCAATTAAGATTACTGATAGAAAAAGAGTTAGAGGAACAAGTGCGGGTGTTGCTCTCTATAATGAAGTTCCTAGATTTAAAAAATTCATTGATACTGTTGTAAAACAGGCTAATTCCGGTTCGGGTTATTTATCTAGAACAGGTGGGTTAGGTTTAGTAGCCGCATTAAGAGATATTTCTGATGTGAAAATGATAGCCGAAGATACAAAAGATTCTGAGTTAGTTAAGGTAGTAATGGAACGTGGGAATATGATTCCAATGAATATAAAATCGTTTTATGTTATTATGAGCAGAAGACAAATGTTGAATGCTTGTATTCATGCAGGATTAGACAAAAAGAAATTCGCTGCTACTATTGAATCTTTCAAGAAGGCAGAAGAAGTTGAGATAGAAAATTGGGAACAGTTATTGAAGGTGGCGTAAATGTGTGTAATAGATGAAATAGATGAGATGAACCATTCGGGATTTTGCCCTTATTGTTACGGATGTAGAAAAGAATGATTACTCGTAAAAGATGTGTTTTGTGTAATCACGAAAGACGTGAAGACATAGAGCGAATGCTAGAAGATATGTCTCTTTCACCTGATGAGGTTGATAGAGAATATAATTGGCCTAGCGGAACTACATCTAAACATCAGCGTAATCATATGACCGGATATTCAAAGTCATCGAATCCTAGATGTGTGATTTGTACTAGTGAAGGGCGTTCAGAATTAGAAGTTAGATTACATGAAGGTAGTGTTACTCCTGATGATGTTGCAAATTTACTAGGTTGTAGTAAAAACCAAGTGGTTATTCATATGAAAGACCACTTACAACCATTGGTTCAAAAGTCTGCTGCGAATTTAATTGCAGTAAAAGAAGTAGATGAGATAGAATTGTTGAGTAATAACATTGGTAGATTGGAAACTAAGATTGATGCGTTGTTTGATGTTGATGCTTTAGACCCAAAATACATTGATTCTTTGACGAAGTTAGCAAAAGAAGTTAGAGAGTCGCTAAAATATTTAATGGAGTTTAAAGGTAAACTTGTGCATAAGCGACAAGATACAATTATTGTTCATCAGATGCAGGTTATCAAAGAAGTTCTAGCACAGAATCATCCTGATGTTTGGCTAGATGTTAGAAAACAAATGGAGGATAAATTACAATGAGTTGGAAAGCCATAATTAAACGCAAAAAAGAATTAGGCACTATTGAACATGGTGTTCAAGAAGATAATTACCGTTGTCAATTGTGTGGTTATGAAAGTAATAATCAAGAAGATTTTGCTAATCACGATTGCACTCCTGATTTGTTAAGAGACATGGATTTTCAATTAGATAATAGGTAGGAGAGATTACAATGAGTTGGGAAACTATTCTAAAGGCTTCAAAAGATGAAGTAATTATGAGTATTTTGTATGCTCCTGATGAAGTGATGGAGGAATACAAAGACGATATGAATAGTTTTACAACACAAGTAGGTAAAATAAGTCGAAATCTTGAAGATGGAAAAGTTCCTGCTCTTGTAACTCAGAATGAAAAAGTAGAAGAATTTACTGCGAAAGTAAAAGAAATTCAAGAGTTATTAAAAAAGCGTAGAACTCAAAAATTAGAATCCGGTAGAAGTGATAAATTTAGAAAACTCATTGATAGATATGTTGGCATAACAGAACCGAAAGAAGGTGAAGATGTTAATGAATTTTTAGAAGTAGTGGAAAATATAAGTGCTTCATCTTTAGATAGAATAGCAACTACAATTCAAAGAATTTTAGCAGAAAAAAACTACTACGATGCCGTCAAAGATAAAGCAATAGAAGACGATGTAGCATTTTACAAGGTAAGTGAAGGTGCTACTGTAACCTTTGATAAACAAATTTCAGATTCATTAGGTATAGAATTTGAAGAAGAAGGAGATAAGTTTGTGTATAAATTACCTGAAACTCTAACCCATAAACAGGCTCAAAGGTTGTTATCTAAAAGTAGTCAAGGTGTTTTAGATGGTGAAGTTGAGCGAACTAATCTAGCATATATTCTACGAGCAGATAAAGTAAAAGGTGGCGGAAGTGTCGGTGAAGACCCTTCAAGAAAAAGAGTTGCAGAAGATTTTACTGATGAAAGAGCCATAGGTTATCTAGAATTTATTGCTAAATATGCTAAGAGTAAAAGAAACTTCAATATATTTTTACCTAGTAAGTCTTCTGTTACTGCTACTAATATGGATTTAATTTATGATGGAATTAAACCAATGCCGGAATTGTTAGAATTGTTAAGAAACGATTCTTTTGATGTGAAGTCTTATTCAGGAAAGGCTTCTTTTGATGTGAGTAATTTAGTATTCAATGAATTGATGGCAGCGAAAGATAAAGAAGAAAAAACTAGATTTATTAGAGGTGATTATTATGATATTTTGATTCCGTTATTTGAAAAGGACATGGTTACTTTAGAAGATTTTAGACGTGTTTTAGATACAGACCAAAACAAATTAGTGGATGACCTACTTGAAAGAAAGCAAAAAGGAATTGCATACGCATCCGGCAAAGCAACAAAAAACCCAATTGATGAGTTTTTCAAAGGTTTAGAAGAAAATTCTTCATGGTTTAAGTATTATCAAACTCTTAATAAAAATATTTTAGATATTAGCGGATTAATGATGGCTCTTGTAGAAATAGAAGAATATTTTATGACTTCAAAAGAATTAAAAAATCTGATTGGAGAATACATCAAATCCGAAAACCCGACATCTGAAATGAGAAATGAAATATTAGACTATGCTAAATCAAATTATTCTAAAATAAGAGAATCTTATCTTGACGCATTGAAAGATAAGATGGCCGATGTTGCAAATTCTTCAATAAAAGGTGCAGGTATGAAAGCACAACCTATTGATTACATATCAGGGAGAGTGGATTAATGGCAACAGTACAAGAATTTGAACAGTTTATGACTGATTTAGAATCTTTCAAAGATTCATTAGCCGAGCCGGATATGGAAGGGCCGGAAAGAGAATTTTATATTGAAGACGAATACTTTGATTTTATTAAATCCGTTAAAGGAAATCTAGTTACATTACTATCAACTTTTATTACTAAAAATAAAAATAAATTTGAAGGTAAAGAATTACAAGAAATCCTTGATACCTATGCAGGATTAAAAGATTTAGAAATGGATGATAAAATTATGGATATAGTTTCATCTAGTTCTACAATTGAAGATGTTAATTTGGATTCTGTAATCAATTCTGTTTTTACTATAAAGGGTAGAAATACTGTTAAAAATTTGAATATGCAAACTATTCTTGATGGGACATATGATTTAGTAGATATTAGAC